GACCTTTAAGATCCTGTCCTCCATCAGCCACATACTTAGCAGCAACCTGTAATTCTTGAGGTAAACTATCAAAGAATTGCTTAGGAGTTTCACGTCTAACTTTATTAGCCCTTTCATCCATATTGGCTTGAATAAGCTCTTTCCAATCTTTTGCAGAATAATCATCTAGCTCTTTATCATCATCAAAAGGAACTATTTCTCCTTTTTCAATCATTTGAGTAAAGACATCTGACATACCTTCAATACGACGTCTGCCTTTAGCAGTTGACTTGCCCTCTTCTTCTTCAGCTAACTCTAATCCTTCATTAAGGATTTCATCAACCTCATCAGCTGTGACTGAAGGTTCTTTAAGTTTAGTTTCCTGCTGTACTGAGTTATCTGTACTTTCTTCAGGTGTTGAACTGTTATCCTCATTTTCTACTTCTTCTTTTTCTGGTACTTCTTCATCAAGAAATGCTAGATCTACTTTTTCTCCTCTAGAGAACACGTTTGGTTTTTTAACTTCTTCTTCAGGTAGTGTAATAGAGCTAGCCCCGGGAGCTCCTGCAAAGATCTCATCGAGGTTAATATCTACTTTTTCTACACTAGTCGTTTCCATGTTTGCTTCGTTAGCCATTTTGTTTTGGTTTTAATTAATGGTTGTTACATATACAATATACTTTAACATCTAGAGTAAACCTTAGACATTTGAGATATTGTTATAATTTTTTGACAGTATATAGCTAAGACTTCTTCTTCTTCTTTTCTTTCGTGTCTTTAACGTCATATTTGTTTTTATTTTCACGAGCTATCTGCAGATTCTTGCTAGCAATGTCACGCTGTGTAGCAAGCTTTTCTTTTTCAAGTGAGAGCTTTGTTTTACTGTCAGCATTTTGAACAGTTGCCTGCTCTCGCTTAAAGCTCATCTGCTCTCTATATTGATCTCTTTGACGGATGTCTTTCATAGCATCCTGGAAATCACTTTCTTTATTTTCATTTATATCAGACTGTGCTCCATAACCTGCGGATCTGATCTCAGCAACTGTAATATCTTTTTGTCTTTCAGCTTCCTGTTGTGACGTTTGAAACTGACGTTCTGCGTCTGCTGCTGCTTTTTGAGCCTCAAGCTGTTGCTGTTGCATTTCCTTCTGCTGCTGCATTTCTTGTTGCTTCTGTGCAGTTTGTTTAGTTTCAGCATCCTTAAGTATATCAGAAACTTCAGCAATAGAGTCAGCTTTAAGAACATTACCTAGATCATATATAGAAGCTCCTGTAGTATTATTCTGTAAAGCCATTTGTTTTAATTGCTCTAACGTAGCTCTATGATTTGTTTTAGTTGTAGCAAAAACATTAAAATCACGCAAAAGAAGATCTTTACCGTTAATAGTAAAATTAACTTTTTCTGCTTCAGTAGTCATATAAGTAAGACGCACTGAAGGATTTGTACTATGGTAATGCTGAGCAAGATCTGTTCTCATCTGGTGTACTCTAGGCATCAAGTGATCTGCATGTTGCGTAAAATACATCTCTGTCTGAGCATAAGACTGATTCATAGCTTGTGTTACACCTGTTGCAGTCTGTTGTGCTATAGGTGATCCTAGTCTTTGAGGATTAACTCCTATAGACTCAAACGCTTGTTGCTTAAAGTGGTTAGCCAATTGAATCCTAGACATTAATCTATTTGTCTGCTCTAAGTTAAGTGTTTGGTAATGATTAAAGTTTACGGCGTTTTCTGTGTTAGTGATAGACGTATCTAATGGCATCATACCAAAGTCTTTCATTGCTACATAAGCTTTTTCTAAATTGTTCTTTCCCCAGTCTTCTCCCATAGAGTGTCTAGGTAAAGCGTTTTGGTCAAACATAATTACAGTACCCAGCTCGTCTACAAGTATGTCTGCAATTTGATTATTAACCATGTTGTAACCTATTTGATAAGGTTTCATTAAATCAACTAAAGATGTAGATCGTGTATTTCGGTCAGAAAAGACACGCCCCTCTACAGGTAATTTACATCCATATAAAGAATCAGTTCCTTTAAACTGGTATTGTACTCGTCCTGGTTTGTTTCTGTTTATTCCTATATAGATAGGATTAACGTCGTGATCTTCAGTTCTCCAGGCAGTTGGAGCATTAGGTCCAATCTTTACGCCACCCCATACATCATTTATCCACAGCCAATCTACGTGCTCACCTTCAATAAGGTTATCCTTTGTCTTCTGCTTAAATAGATGAGTATTGTAAGTGGGTTTTTCTGTAACCTTGTATGTGTCATCAACTATTGCTTGAATAATTTCACCTTCTGTTGTTATTCTTATAAGATGACCCACCTTGCGTTGTGTTTTCCAGTAAGTTGTTGTTACACGCATCATGTCAGCATCTCCCCAATCAGAAATGTCACCACCTTCGCTAAGCAACCACTGCACCACGTCACCTTCCATACTAGGATTATTTCCGTGGTTTGACATCAGACGTCTGTAGTCTAATCCAGGAGCCTCTGTATTCCATTTATGTGATTTAGATGCATCATAATAAGATCCGTCATTCTGCATACCATTGAGCAAGTATTTAGAGTTTGTTGCAGGATGTAGATTTTGCATACTTCTTAACTGCGGCTCATCCATCAAGTAACCATACTTATCTATTACATCCGCAACAGTCATCATATCACATTTCCCTACAAAGTTAGAATCTGAAATGTATCTTGAATCTGGTGATTTTTGATAGAAGGTTAATACGGGATTCCATAACTCAACGTCATAGTCATCCTCATTCATTTTAAAGTGCCAGAATTCTCTGTCACATATAAGCATATCTTTAAATGCCCTTTCCTCTAACTCTGCCATTTTAAAACGCTCCTCATCCACATTTAATTGATGTGATGCCCATTCTTCAACTAGGCTTCTATAGTCTTTAGAGAAGAAGTCTTCTATCTCAGGAAGGGTTTTTAATTTCTCGGGCGATATCTCTTGTTTAAACTCTTCTGATTCAGGGTCAGCTCCCTGTTTAACCATCTCCATGGTTAATTTAGCACGTGCATCATTCAACAAGTTCTCCTCAATAAGAGCTCTTTTTGATTCTAACATCTCATTATATGATGAGTCATCAACAGCCCTAAATTGTACTTTATTATATCTTTTAGAGAACTCCCCTAGTAGAACGTTTACCACGTTAGGTATAATAGGATAAAACTTTAACTCTAAAGCTGTCTCATCCTCTTTTGTTAACACGTCCATAAAATCAGAATACTCATTATCTTCTTCTATGATGTAGTCTGTTTTATCTATAATACCTTTTGCAAGTTTATAATTCTTAAGTAAACGTCTTCCGTTTTTCTTAAGTTGATCCATCCCTTTTAATTCAAGCCAATCTAAATTCCAGGCGGCCCAATCAGCATCTTTCTTTTTTGAAGAGATGAACTGTAAGGGTTGCGTTAAAGATGCATTGACAGGAGACTTGTCAACCTTAGCCCCCTTTTTGAGATCCATTGCGTTATATACCTTCATGTTAGTCTGATGTTCCGTAGTCTAAATAACTATACGATATATCGGTTACAGTAGGGTCCGAGCACGTTATTACATAATCTATCATTATCCTATATTTTTAAATGGGTTCCTTTTATTCCGACCAGCATGCTTAGATTTACCCTTACCAATATTCCTAAAAGGACTCGTATTTAATTTACGTCTTTTTTGGGGTTTATCCAAGACTTCCAATGACTTATCCCTTTCCCTCCTCTTAACGTATCCCCTATTTGCATGCTGCATATTAGCAAATGCCACTAAAGCCGCAAACGCAACTAACCTGTCAACGTTAAGCCCTGGGAAGTATTGTAACATTTCAGTAACTAACATTGGGTCAGGTATCCTTTCTACACCATATGTTTTTTTATAGACTACACCATCTTCCCCAGTTTCCTCATGCGTTACTTCTCTGATGAACTCAATAGCGTAAGAAATTAGATGGCTTTTAAACAACGTACCTGTATTCTTCCATCCGTATTCTTGAAACACACTTCTATTTGAGCCTAGCTCTTTTAGAAATACTATCTGGCTTTTAGGTACTAAATACTTTTGCTTTCTTTCTCCTATCATATACTGTATAAACAACGAGATGTTGTTCTCAACAATAGTCCAAGCGTTATACCATTCTATAATAAGTTTTAATTGCTCATGTGTTTTATTGATGTCATCGTATCTACCACACCAAGAAGCTACAATTTTGTCACCTTCTATAAAAGTTTCTAAACCTGAAGGTGTTTCTTTAGTTACCTCTACAGGGTTTTTATAGACAAAGATGCTACACAGAGAGTCTGATGTAGTAGTCTTTCCTTCTGATACAGGGTCGACAGAAGCATAGTAAGTTCCAAAATCAGGTTTTTTGATAGGACGCTCCCAAACCTTTAATACTCCTCTTTTATCCTCTTGCTTTTTGTTTACAGGGAATTCTGTAATGGGTATCCTTCTTGAGGGGTTAGCTTTTATCTTACCTTCTGTTTCTTCCAGATCTAGTAATTCAAATGAATACTCTTTATCCTCTATACGCTTCATTTGCTTTGCTAAAAACCCTTGAGGAAAAACAGACTCTTTTCTATAAGCAAAAGCTTCGGCAATATCAATAGGTTTTTGTGAAACTCTGAGTTGATATTGTTCAGCCTCTAAATCTTTCTTCCATACTTCACGCTCCTTCCTAATAGAGAGCAGTGCTTCCTCAACCTTAGAATTACCAAACTGATCTAAGAAGGGAGGCATAGACCATTGCTCGGGAATAAACAGACCTGCTATTCCGATAGTTCCTTTATCATCCATAAGGTCTGTTTCAACACCAAGAATTCCATTAGCCTCAGGATTAAGGATCATTCGCTTTAAAGGTTTACAATGATCTAAATCTCCCACAGAACCCGCAGCAATAAACTGCCCTGTAGTCATCATTCCTGAAGACATTGCAGGACGTAAGTACTCATAGGTCTTATCCATTTTTGGTGCAATACCTGCCTCCTCATGAAAAAAGAAACTGCAAGGTCCACCTACACCAGCAGTAGCATTTTTTTCAAAGGATGCGCCTTGTATTTTTGATCTTAATCCCTTGAATGTCTTGCGGTTATTGATCCTTACCTCAATCTTTTGTTCCCATAGTAAAACCTTTCCAGGATTGCTTGGTCTATACCATGCGGTGTGTTCGTTAAGGAAAGCTGCATACTCATCTAAAAACTTCCAAGAGCCTTTATCATTTACATAATCTTTTAGTGAAGCGCCTATCTTACATACAGCACCTTCTTCAAACCAGTAAGCATTAAGCAACTTGGCCATATGGAAATAAGATGAGGCTATCTGTCTTTTCTTTAAGATAGCAACATGTTTGTAGTTTATTTCAGCCATTATCTCATAGAGAGCCATGTGATATTGAGCATCTCTAACCTTAGCAAAACCATATTTCTTTTCTTCCTTGTCATAGATAGGTAAGAAGTTTAACCACATGTAGTAGTCCCGTGTTAAGTACCAGGTTCTACCTTTGTTTTTATATATAACACCCTCTCTACACTTATTTTTTTCACCTTCCCAGTACTTGATAAAATCTTTACTGCGTATAGGTTTATCACAGTAAAACCCCTGAGTGTTAAAGGCTCTTGCTTCAGAATTAAAAATAAAAGAAGTTTCGTCAAAGTCATAGTGCCCTGGTACTTTAAATACAGAGTCTATAAATACACGAAAGTCCTCTACTGTTTGGAATTCTGTTTCTTCCCAGACACCTTGATTCAGTGTAGGGACTGTTTTATATAGTGACGATGACTGCAAGGATGTCCTCTTTTCTTAAAAGAAGATGCTGTGCACCCTCATGTTCCATTTCTACAGGGCTAGCAAAATCACTGTAACGGATAATATCGCCCTCAGTAACTTCAGTAACGTTCTTTCCTACAGCTATAACAAGCGCCTTTCTTTCTTTTACCTGTTGTGCTTCAGGTATAAATATAGCAGACTCACCATATGTGCTTTTAGCTTCTACTTGCTTAACTAAAAGCCTTTCTCCTGTTGGTATTATTTTTTCCATTATAGTTGGTCATATGCTAAACCCAGCCCACCACGAACTGTGCTTTTTTGTTCTTCCTTCATATCTTTATAAGCTCCCTTAAATGATTGCCGTATTGCATCAAAGTTTTTTGCTGCACTGACTAATGAATTAATATTACCATCTCTTCCATGTTCTATTTGCGTGTGTTCCATGTAATGAGCAAGGTTATCAATCATAGCTTTGATCCCTTTATATGCTCTTAGCGTAGGAGTTTCATATAAAGCAGAACATCTATCTAAGGCGTATTTTATTTTAGGGCATTCTATATCTTCGTCCATATCAATTTCGTCTAATATTATCTCTTCTTTATCTTCTTCAGGAACATTAAAGAAAGGATTAATATCAGGATCAGGACACGTCATGTAGAATATATATTTATAAACTTCAAGATGCGTATCAGGATATGTTTCCATTATAGCTTTTAAAAACTTTAATGAATAGCAATGCTCAGATGGTATCACTTTACTATTTTGAACGTCAAATAATTTTATTAGCATTATTTATTATCGTTTAGCCAGGTCATTAAAGCTCTTACTTCCTTTTTTAGATAGGGAAGCTCATACATTTTAATATCTTTAAGCACAGGCTCTCCCTGTGCGTCATACTTGGTAACAGGGTATCCGTAATCATCTACTCCTGTCTTCTCAAAAGTTACGTGTTGAATAACTAACTTACCAGCTTTGAGTTTAGGATTATGTTTTAACATGATATACATGTATAAACTTAATTGAATATTATAATGATTAAGGTTACAATCATCTAAATGAGATAGAGGTTTATACATCTTAGAAGTTATTCCTTCCCAATTAGTATAACCTTTTTCTTTAATCTCTTTGTTTGTCTTGTAATCTATAATATGAATTTTACCGTTTACTACAGTTACTAGATCTGCCTGTCCACATATAGCTGCTGATTTCAAATAGGCAAAGTGTTCAGGATAAACACCTTCTTCTAGTTTTTGCACAGGTGCTATTTTAACTCCTGTACCATCAACGATAGGACGTATAATAGGAACTTCTACTCCTTCTCTTTCAATAGTGCTAAAGTCTAATATGTTTTCTTCTCTTTGGTTATGATACCAATTTCCCAGCTTAATAGCTCTGTCAGTTTCATTATTCCAAATGTCTATAATCTCTTTAGGCTTAAGACCGTGCCATTTAGATTTCTTATTCTTAGAAGATTTTTTAGATTGAGCCTTAGCGTCAAACTTAGGTTTAAACTTACTGATAAAACTAGTTACACTAGTCCATTCAATATTATCCTTGTCTAAATTTTCATCTATACTTTCATAACTATGCCCTTCTTCTTTGAATATTACTGCCATGTTTACTTTTCTTTATCTGGGTCTTCCACCACAGTTTCTTTTAAAGCAGCTGTTCCTTTACCATCACGTAACTGCTCATGTAATTCTTTCTCGTCATCTCTGTCCATAACAGCATCCCATTTTTTAGCATCTCCTGTTAAAGGGCAAGATGCTGACAATGAACGTGTTTTAAAAGCAAGACTACAACCGCAAGCAGAACAGCAAGGTTGTGTACCAGGTGCAGCGCATGACTTACCTTCAGGGTCCATGTTAGGACATTTCTGACATGCTTGCCATCTGTGACTTGCTATCTCTTCTATGTAGTCGGTTTTAAAGACGTTATTTTTTACACCTTCATATATTTGGCCCATATTCTTAAGGGCACCAAGTAGTTTACCTATTTTCATTACGCCAGTCTTTTTTTTCTTTTAGTTCAACAGTTAATCTCTTAGCTGCTTTCTCAAATAATTCTATTTTTTCCTTTA